AGAGGAACTAGATGCAAGACTTAAATTTGTTGTTGGCTGCATCTTGGGCGGGGTTTTAACAATTACAACAATCGGTGTTCTGTATGCACTCGTATTCGTCACCCAGCCAATTGGCGCACAGGCTGAAAATGATAAAATGTTCTTTAGCGTTTTGTCGTCGGTTGCCACGTTCATTACTGGCACATTGGCCGGTTTGATGATCTCAACTGGTCGAACTCGAGAAAACAAAGAAACAGATACGGAGAATGATGATGTCTAAAGTGGCTTGGGATTACGTTGTTCCGGTTAAATTGCCGGATGACTTGAAGGGTGTGAAGCCCGGTAAATTGCCAGAGTCGCTACTTCGACCAGCTGCTGGTGGTGGCAAATTGCATTGGATTGCCGCGGCGGCGTGGGCTGCAATGGTGGAAAAGGCAAAGGCCGATGGTGTTGAACTAAAGCCAGTTTCAGCCGGAGATACTTACCGAACATACGAGTCACAGCTTGCGGCGTTCAAACAACGTTATACCAAAGAGCCCAACGGCAACGCAACGAGAACATTTGAAGGTGTCAAATGGTACAAAAAAGATCCTAAACTAGCCAGCCTTGCTGCGCCGGGCTCCTCTCAACATAATTTGGGAATTGCTGTTGATGTGCATACTGCTGCTGAACCAAAGCGTTTGAAATGGCTTATTGACAACGTTGCCAGTTTTGGATTTAGTTGGGAAGTTGTTCCAGAAGAACCCTGGCATTTGCGCTATGTAAAAGGATCAACTCCTCCACCAGCTGTTGCTGAATATATGAATAAAAACAGCATCACGCCCCCATCCCCGGGCGCTGCGCTTGAGGGACAGTCAGATGATGATGAAAAGTTGAGCAAAGGTGACAAGGGTCCAAGGGTTAAGGAACTTCAGGACAAACTAAAAGAAAAAGGTTTCTACAATTACGACTCCGACGGGGATTACGGCTTAAGAACGGTCGAGGCAGTAAACGCTTTTAAAAAGTCTGTCGGATTACAGGAAAATGGAATTTGCAATAACAAGGTTTGGAAGGCGCTTGGGTAGTTGACATACTACCCCTGATGGGGTAGAGTTGATTACGTGAGCACCGACGACCTCAAACTCATCATCTATTTCTTACGCAAAGTTTATCCAGGATCGGTTGATGAAGAAAATCTTTTCTTACTCATCACTCGACTTGAGAAAGAGCTAGCAGACAAACGCACAAAGAAAAAGAAGAGCCATGCCTAAGAGCTCTTTACTTTCTGATCTACAAGCGGCCCCAAAACTTTTGCATCGTGACTGCAAGTTTGTAAAAGTTGTAAACGCTGTGGAAGACAAAAATGAACAAAAAGCATTGCATGATGCCATTTTGTTAATTAGACAAGACACGGGAAGCGGTCACGGAAAAACGTATAGTTCTGTGTGGTTGACTCGCATAATGCGAAAAAATGGAATAAACATTAGTGTTTCCGCAATTCAACGCCATGTAAACAAGGAGTGCTCTTGTGTCGAACATAATTAATGAAATTTCTAAAACTCAGCAAAAAGAAAAAATGTTAGGAAAAATTGCTGAGCTGCTGGAACGAAAGAACATTTCACTTGAAGACATTGGAGACATTAAGCAAGTTTCCTTATATCAACAAATGTTTAAGAACGATCAAAATGAAGCAGAAGTACAAGACCTTGCTGCAATTCAGTTTTCGCCAAAATGGGAACAGGGTCCTGAATGGCCTGTAATCCAACGCGGTCCGGTTCAAATTATTGAAAAGAAAAAGGCATTAAAAAAGACAAAGAGTTCTTTTCAAAAAGATGTAATTGTTCCAGATGCTCAGATTGGTTACTACCGTGGTAAGGATGGACAACTTCATGCAACACATGATGAAAAAGCCATTGCCGTAGTGATGGCCGCTATTGAAATGATTCAACCAGAAACTGTTGTTTGTGTGGGTGACAACCTTGATTTGCCTGAAATGGGTAAGTATTTGACTACCCCGGCGTATCAACAGACCACGCAGGCAGCAATTGACAGAGCAACTACTTTCTGCGCTCAGATGCGAGCAGCTGCTCCAAAAGCCAAGATTGTGTGGCTTGCTGGCAACCATGAGGAACGCATGCCAAAATATCTGTTGACAAATGCGGCAGCCGCCTACGGACTTCGAAAAGGTAACATTCCCGATTCGTGGCCGGTGCTTACTGTTCCGTACTTGTGCAGAATGGAGGAGTATGGCGTTGAATACCGACCAGGTTACCCAGCGTCAGACTATTGGATTAACGAAAAACTTCGTGTTATTCACGGAGACCGCGTAAAGTCTTCTGGATCTACTGCCCACGTATACCTAAACAACGAAAAGACGAGCGTCATCTATGGACATATCCACCGCATTGAAACTGCGTTTAAAACTCGTGAGGATTTTTCTGGACCTCGCACTATCATGGCTGCTTCTCCAGGTTGTCTTGCTCGGATTGACGGTGCAGTACCATCTACTAAAGGTGGTGTGGATCTTGACGGACGTCCTCTCACTCGTTACGAGAACTGGCAACAGGGTTTTGGTGTGGTTACTTACGAGACAAGTGACGAGCACAGATTCCGATACGAAGTAGTTCCAATCTACAGCGGTTGGGCAATGTACGAAAATGTAGAACTAGATGCAAAGGTCATTGAGACAAAGAAGAAAAAATGACAACTATTGTTGGAATTCAAGGTGATGGGTTTGCGCTTATTTGCACTGATTCACAAGTAACCGATTTTGTAGATGACGGTTACGCAACCCAGCTGGTAACGCTAAAAGAGAACGCCGGTAAGGTGGCGGTAAACGGTAAATACTTGCTTGGGGCTGCCGGGGATGTGCGGGCAATTAACCTGCTACATCATGCTTTTCAACCCCCTGCCCCACCACCTCGAACACGCGGTAGAAAACTTGACCAGTTTACTACGACCAAATTTATCCCGGCCCTTCGTGAGTGCTTTGAATCTCATGGCTATGCAGCACCGGACAATGACGAAAAAGAACACATTGCCGAACATGGGTCATCAATTATTATTGCGGTAAATGGAACTATTTACACCATTGAAGGCGACTACTCATGGTATTCAGATCTTAACGGTGTTTATGCTCTTGGGACTGGGGCCCAGTACGCGATGGGGGCTCTACACGCCCTACAAACAAAAACAAAAATATCATTGGGGTTGGCCAAAAAGCATGCAATGAAGGCATTAGCCGCAGCTGCTAAATTTGATCCGTACACAGGTGCGCCCTATCACACTTATGTGCAAGAATCAGATATTCCCAAAAAACCTACCAAACCTGTATAATTTAAGAACCGTTAGGAGATCATATGAATAATTTGAAAAAGTCACATCAAGATGCTGCCCTCAAGGGCGCTGTTCTCGGTGTTCTTACCTACGTTGCCATTAAGGCAAACGTGTCCACTGAGCTGGTTGCTCTGGCGCTTCCAGTGGTTGCCGCTGGTCTGTCGTTCCTGTCATCCAAGATTGGTGACAAGAACACTGCCCTTTTGGTGAAACTTGCAGTTGCTGCTGTTGAGCAGGATAAAAAGAATAGCGAAGCACCTAAGAAAGCCCCTGCAAAAAAGAAGAAGTAATCGCTTCTTAATCGAGGTTAATTAATGCCTATTGACTTTTGGTCACCGTCTTATCGGGCGGCATCTAGCGACTTAACTGTTGCCATCAGCCCACTGGGTCTGGTGGAACTTGCTGATGAAGAGTTTGAGGTTCATGGCCCACGTTTAAACCGCTATTCGTCTGCGTGGGCATGGTATCTTGGACACCATTGGTCATACCGTCGTGAGATGGGTGACAACAACGTAACGATGAATTACGTTCGTACAATGTCGGACTTTATTACCAACTTTTGTTTTGGTAAAGGTGTTCAGTTTAAAGTTCCGGAACAAAACCAAGCAATCGTTCCAAGATTGTTGCATGAGGTGTGGGATAACCACAACAATAAACATTATTTGCTTTGGCAAATGGGGCAACTTGCATCGGTAACCGGTGACTGCTTTGTCAAAGTTGCTTATGACGAACCGTATGTTGATGCTTCTGGAATGCCACGTGCTGGTCGTATTCGAATTCTTCCGCTTAACCCAGCGCATTGTTTTCCTGAATACCACCCGCATGACCGTGAGCGTCTAATCCGTTTTAAACTTAAATATCGTTTCTGGGGTACATCTCCAGAAGGAACTCGTCAGGTATATACATTTACCGAAATCCTTACTGATGGATCTGTTCAGCAGTACATTAACGATGAGTTAATTGACGAATACCCAAATGCTTTGGGAATGGTTCCTATTGTGCACATCCCCAACGTAACAATTACTTCATCGCCTTGGGGGCAGTCAGACATTTGGGACATTATTCAACTTAACCGCGAACTTAATGAAAAGATGACGGAAGTATCTGACATCATTAACTATCACGCGGCTCCAGTCACCATTATTACCGGTGCTAAGGCAAGTCAACTTGAGCGTGGTCCTAAGAAAGTTTGGGCAGGTTTGCCCAAAGACGCACAGGTATTCAATCTTGAATCTCGAGGAGAAATGTCTGGTGCTTTGGAATACATTCAGCTGATAAAACGAGCAATGCACGAAATTACTGGCGTTCCTGAAACTGCGTTGGGACAATTCCAGCCTGTATCAAACACCAGCGGTGTGGCTTTGGCGATTCAATACCAGCCGTTAATGAATCGTTATCAAATGAAGAAGACCCACTTTACACAGGGTCTTGAGCGTCTTAACGAAATTATTATTCGTACTGCTGCAATTTTTGAGCCTCAATTATTGATCTATGACCCAACGCAATCAGCTGAACCAGAGTCGGACCAATTGCCACAACTGGATCCGGCTGACCCCAACACATACAAGACAACAATTCATTGGCCAGACCCGTTGCCTGTAGATGCCCTTATCAAACTCAATGAAGTTCAGTCTAAAATGGCTCTTGGTTTGGAATCTAAGAAGGGGGCGTTGAAAGCACTTGGTGAAGAATTCCCGAACGAAAAGATGATTGAAATCTTTGACGAGCTTATGGATGACGCTGTTGATCAAGGAGCACTTGACCTTGTACGTGCGCAAATTGGTCAGGCGGTGATGCTTGCTACTGGTTTGTTGCCTGAAGCTTCTGGAATGCAAACGACCTCCGCCGGAGGTGCTAATGTTAATAGTGCAGGAAATCCCCAAGGTGGGGGTGTTCTGCCGGGCGCTGGGGTTAACCCCATCGAACTGGATTTGATGAACAAGATAACTAGCAGGGCATACGGCGCAAGGTTCGCCCAACGTCGTGTACCTGATGAAGACAAATAAAACGTAAATTAATATCAGTCAGTAATCGCTTAACAACACATAGGAGAAATTATGAGCAAGCGAGAAACGGATGAAATTGTTGTCCCCGTAGAGACAACAGAAACTTTCCATGCAGAGGCCTCTGAGGTCACTGGAAAAAAGCAGCGCGTCTTTTCTGAAGAAGACGTTGAGCTGATTCGTAAGCAGGAAAAGGACAAGCTGTACAAGCGTATTGAAGAGGCCGATGGTCGAACCAAGGCGCTTGAAGAACAGATTTCCCTACTTGCTCGTGACCGTGAAAATGCCATCAAACAGGCTCAAGAAACGGCACGTAAAGAAGAAGAAGAGCGCCGAAAGCGTGAATTTGAGGAGTTGAGCGCCAAAGAGCTTCTGTCCAAGAAAGAGGATGAGTTCAACGCCAAAATCCAAAACATTGACGCAGAGTGGCAGAACCGTTTTGCTCAAATTGAGCAGGAACGTCAAGCTCAGCAGGCACTGCTCGAAAAAGAACGCTCCCTGCGGGATTTGGAGACCTACCGCCAACGTCGTATGCATGAGGAGCAGGAAGCAATCATTCCGGAACTCATTGACCTTGTTGCTGGTAACAGCCCTGAAGAGATCGACGCATCAGTTGATATATTGAGGCAGAGAAGCGCTGCTATACTTGCTAGTGTTCAACAGGCGACCACGCCCCGCGTTGTAAAAGGCGCGACGGTTTCGGCCCCACCGGTTGGACCTATGGAAACTCAAACGGAATACCAGACGCTTACTGCGGACGACATCCGCAACATGTCAATGGATCAGTATGTTAAAATGAGAGACAGGTTACTTAATTCTCGATCCTCAAAAGGTCGGTTTTAATAAAACATCCATTAACTTTCGGAGGAATCTAACATGGCACTTCCAGGCCCAGTAGGCGGCGCGATTACAGGCGCGGGACTCTCGTCGGTAACGACGACGGGCTACTCGTCAGACGCAACGCTTTCACCAGCAATCCAGCAAATTTGGAGCAAGGAAATCTTGTTCCAGGCGATGCCCGTTCTGCGCTTTGAGCAGTTCGCAGTGAAGAAGACGGAACTCGGTGTTATGCCGGGTCTCACGATCAACTTCATGCGTTACACGAACCTGAGCGTCAACGAGTCCACCGGCGCGACCCTCACTGAAGGTGTTCGTCTCGAGCCGGTTGCTCTCTCGGCTTCGCAAATCCAAATCACCGTT